CTTTTTGACTGTCTGTTAGTGGTTCAATGTTTAAAAGGTGCTCATTATTAATGGGTTTTTTGCGTCTCATTTGTTTTGCACTCATTCCTGCTGGGACGACAGCGTTGTTGTTCCTCTTTTTTACTGGCATATTAGGTGTAACGAGAAAGGTTTGCTCTTGGGTGTGAAGCCTGCACTTTAGACATCACCTCTTTAAAACCATCAGACTGTTTAGGTAATCCATACATAACTCCACCAGTACCAGCAGACCAATCTTTCTCCCAATCGGGATTATCTTTTCGCCACTGATCGTACTCACTCATACTCATGTAAATTTCTTTAGTCTCACCAGTCTTGGTATTTTTAACGGGATATGTTGGCAAGATGCACCTCCTATTTAGTAGTAACTGATTCAGTTTGAAATTCCTTCTTCAGTTCTTTACGAATTTTCTGATAGAATTCAAGAATGTCATGGTTGTTATTATAAACAAGACCACATTCTTTTGCAATTTCAATAACTTGTTGGTTGTTCATTTCAATCGATCCTAATACAGGGTTGTACATCTTCACATCCACAATCTTCATTACGCCATTCAAGTGCTTCAGAAACACTCGGAAACTGACAGATAAAGATTTTCTTTGCTGCTTCAGCAATTTCCATATGTTCTTTCTGAGTACCATTTGCAGAACGAAGATTGATATAATGTATCCATGAACGACATGAGCCTGTCATGTAGATACGAGTTGGAGTTGCTAAAGGCAATACAAAACGAGCACATTCCTTTGCCACTCCTGCATGAAGCATATCATCATAGAGATCCATGATGTCAGCAAACACATGCTTGATCCGACGTTCAAAACTACGCTTGAGTTCTGGATCGAAATCATCAGTAGAGTTCTGACGATTCTTGGTATCCTGACGACGAAGTTCAGGAACGGGAAGTTCTTCACCAAGAAGAGTAGCATCAGCATAGCGTTGCGAAAATTCTTGATATGTGAAACTCCTATGACGAAGTATCTGAGCAGCAATACCACGATTCGTTTCGATCTCAAGAGTCATCGTAGATTGTTCAAACACAGACCAGTGGTTATGTTGAATACAATACTTTAGGAGTTTGGCATAGTTAGGATTGTCTTGGTTTGCAGGATTACTAACTCTTGCGATATATGCCATAGTTTCTTCTGCATCTGGAGTAACAGATATCAAACAAACTTTACTCATTTCTTACCTCTCAAAACTCTTGCGACGATTACAACCCCTAGGGATTCAACGTAACCTATTTTATCGAATCCAAACATTTTTGTCAAGGAAAAGTTAAAAGCAAACATGAATAGCAAAGGAAGAATCACGGTGTATGCAAACAATCCGTTGATCACATCCATTACTTTTTGAACATTCTCTTGTTTTTCTTGTTCTTCAATTTGTTTTTGAAGTTCTTCTGCTTCCTCTTGAGCAGGACCTCTAGGGTCTAGGTATACTGTCATTTTGTTGGTCATCTTTTTTTACACAATCAGGACTCCAAATAGCACAAATCCTCATTTCACCACCGAGAGATTGGCACTCCTTAGTATAGCACACTGAGGAGTCAATTTCACTTTCGATGAAACGAGGTTTATACTTCTTATCTGCTTCCGCAATAATACGATTATATTCTGGTGTAACTTGATCAATTGCACGATCAACATCACGCCCAACTCTACGTTCTACTTTGTTAGGATCTTGTAGTATAAGCTCATTAAGAATCCCATTCGGGAAATATTTTCTTTGAATTTCGTCCAGTAAATCCCAAAGACCATTTTCCGATACCCCCGTACACTGAGATAGAGTTGCGATGATAGTTGATACAACTATACCAACTACCATCAATTGTTTTTTATCTGGTTTCTTGTTTCCGAAATTGAAATTGAAGTTCATTTCTTTTTCTTTTCTTGTTTCTTAGGTGGATCCCAAAGTTTAGGATTAGTTCTACCTTCAGATTGTTTGAATGAAATTAAATCATCACGGTATCTATCCCAATAATAATCAAAGATATCAACTTTTTTATCAGTCATTACAAGATCATAATGAATCATACCATCCAATTTATATGTAACCAAATATGTTGAATAAGGCAGAGTGCGATCTTCTGCAACCTCAGGACTACAATCTTTATGAATGATTCTAAAACTCATCAGGAGCGACCTCCCCATTTAATTTGGGGAAATGCTTCTTCTACAACAGCTTTAGTAATACGATATTTTTTCTGTAGAAGACCATCCTTAACAAGACAAAGAAGTTCTGCTTCAGAAGAATGAAGACCCTCTAGCATTTGAATAAACATTTGCTCTCTCCTAAACTGTTTAAGATTTGGATCTCCACCTTTAATAAAGTAATAAAGTTTTTTGTATTCCTTTTCAAGAACAGTATGTTCTGTTCCTTCTGGTGCTTCATTAGGACGATAAGGAACTTCACCTTCAGGAACAAGAGAAACTACACTTTCATCATAGTTCCATATTAAAATAGAACGTAATGCTTGGGTATTATTATCTTGAAGGATCTTAACTTTTTCTGCTTTGGTCTTTGCGTTCGATACTTTCTGAAGAACTTCAGAAATTAGTAAACGATTGCTTGTGTTGATTGACATTTTCAAAACTCCTCAATTTTTTCAAGTAGAATAGTAAGTTGGTTGCTCACAAAATAATTTAACATTTTGCTTCTAGGAGCTGGGGTCATGGAGTCATACGACTCGATAATTTTTTCTTCGACCTCTACAGGTATATATGAGAAATCGATTAGCGTCAAATTTCTCTTGTAATATTCCATCTGTTCTGAATTGCAAAACTGCTCTGGAGAAAGATTTACGATCTTGTCTAGAGTCTTTTTGATCAGAGGACGTTGCCTCTTACCTTCGATGAAAGTATCATCTGGAGAAAGGTAGTTAGGAATACCATCAGACTTATCTCCTTTGAGAACATGCTCGATGATATATTGTTTTGGATTCATTCCAGAAACAAACTTCTTCATCACGGGATTGTACTGCTTCAACCAAGGATACTTCTGCAATTGAATAAAATCTTTATCGCCAGAAAGAATAAGAACTTTCTCGGCAGGTTGCATATCTTTTTGCAGACGAATATTCTTGTGAGCAATCTGTTTAGTCATCACAGAAATAATATCATCTGCTTCTGCCCCATCTACTTCCATTACAACATAAGGCATATTCTCACGAATTTCATCACGGATTTCATTCAAAACTTCAAAGATCTGACCCCAATTAAAGTTGGATTTTTCTCGATCTTTCTTACGAGTTCCTTTATAGTATGGGAAAAATTCCCGCCGCCAATAACGTTTGGAGTCATAACAAAGGACCAGTTCATTACCATATTCTTCTCGAAACTTTTGGACATACATCCGTAAAGAATTGAGAACCATATGGCGAACTAGTCCTTTATCGATTCCATCTGAAATTTTAGTTTGAACCATTAGATTGGAAATCATCACTTGGTTCATATCGATAAGGATCATGTTAGATTTTAGTCATCTTCATAATCCATCATATCATCGTCGTCGTCGAATGTCAAGTAGATCAACTCGTCTCTTAACACATGTCCATCTTCGTCAAGCATCTCTGGGTGGGTGATGCTTTTAGCATATGAAGCGTTCTCTGCCCAAACAGAGAATACATTATTAGCCATCCATCCTATAATAAAACCTAACCCAAATCCACCAATAGTTAGGAAAAATGCTGTAACAATAAACTCTAAATTGTCCATGGGTCCTCCTGAAGTACAACAATTATAAAGACCCAACCTCCCTGGTAACTAAACTCTCAATTATTTATTAAACCCACCCCATTGCTCTAAAATATTGAACCGATTCTGTACATCCTCCAAGTTTCAAATCCCCACAAATAACTTGAGGGAATGTTGTGCCTTCTCCAAACTCAGAATAGAACTGTTCTCTAGTAAAGTGTTCTCCAAGCACATACTCAGAATACTTTGCACCTTTACCAGTCAAAACTGTTTTAATTTTTTCACAATAAGGGCATCCCTTTTTAGTATATACTGTAAAATTTTTACTGCTGATTGTCATTACTTCCTCCAAAAGTCTTAATTAGTACTTCAGTATCTTTTTTAATTTGCGTAAGTGCTTTTAATTTTGCTTGTTCATCTTGCACATAAGTATCAAAATGATCCGTCAAAACTTTAATAGCTTTTTCAAAAGTATCTTGATGTAATTTTTCTAATTCTGAAAAATCAAAATCCATGTTTTATTTTTATTTAGAGTCGGAGTGGCAGGATTCGAACCTGCGACCCTCTGTTCCCAAAACAGATGCGCTACCAAACTGCGCTACACCCCGAAACGGAAAGGGTGGGATTCGAACCCACGGATGCTTTCACATCGCTAGTTTTCAAGACTAGAGCCTTCAACCACTCGACCACCTTTCCAGTGTCCTCCTAGTATATAGGAGGAATGGGAGTCTGTCAACTCCCATATTGATCAGAATCTAAAGGTTGTCTGAATCACACCACCATAGTTAGAAGAAGCATTCTTGAAACCTTGGTTATTAGACACATAGAACACAGCAGGAGTGATGCTGATGTTGTCGCTAACCTTGTAACGATAGAAGGCTTCCCACATCAGAGCGTCCTTAGTTAGAGTCTCAGCGTTACCAGGGGCACCGATAGCAAAACCAGCAGCGTTACCCTTTGCAAACACATCGCTCCACTGAAGACCTGCCATCCACGTTTGAGAGTTGGTAGCAGCACGGGGAGTCGCAGGACCATCAACATAGTTCCAACCATAAGCGGCAGAAACCGAAGGAATGATACCCGACTTCTTGGGTTGCCAGTAAGCATTCAGAGCATAACCGTTTGAGGTTTGGTTAGCAGCAAGAGTACCACCATTACCAGCAACACCATTGAAGGTGCGAATACGGGTGCCTTCAGTACCATTACGATAACCAAATGCGATACCATACTGAGGAGCACGATAACCGAACTGTGCAAGAGTATTCAGAGCACCAGAGGCATCAAATTCACCTTTGGTAGAATCGGAACCGTTCTGAGCAACATAGTTAATACCAGCAACGAATCCACCCTTACCTTTCTTGGTAGGTTGTGCCCACTGAGCACCGAAACCAGAACCAGTTGCCTTGTTATAGACACCAGGAGCACCAGCAACGGAGAAGAAGTCAAGAATGTCCGACTTATATGCGGTAGGAACCCATGCCATCTCAGTGTTACGAACCAGAGCACCAGCAGTCAGGGTCATACCTTTGGTGAGACCAGGGAAGCTGTAGTACAGACGGTCAAGTTGTACTTGGTTAGAAGTGCTTTCTGCCTTGTCAAGTTTGAACAGAGAGGAAGAAGATCCGAAGGGTTGACTGGAGAAGTTACCAGAACGCAGGCGGGTCTTGAGCAGATCCTTACCAGTGAAGGAAGTATCAAAGTTCAGACGAAGATCATAGTTGA